CCTTATCTTACTATGAAGAACATTCCTTTGATTGCTGTCAATCATACTTACAAAGAGATTGGTCTGTTCCCAAAAGACATCGTTGGTGGTGGCACGGGTATTTACTATTCAGCAGATAATATCTGGATTCTTGGACGTCAGCAAGATAAGAAGGGTACAGAGATTCAAGGGTACCATTTTATTATTAACGTGGAGAAATCACGATATGTTAAAGAGAAGTCTAAGATTCCTATTACAGTTTCTTGGGAAGGTGGTGTCCGTAAGTACTCTGGCCTGCTCGATTGTGCTCTTGCTGGTGGTTATGTTACTAAGCCTTCCAATGGTTGGTATGCTGTGGTCGATACGACTACTGGAGAAATTGGACCTAAAGTACGGTACGATGGAACTAACGACAAACTATTCTGGGATCCAATCTTTGCTGAAACAGATTTTAAAGATTTCTTGAAGAAGCAATATCAAATTGGACATCAGTCTCTAGTATCGATGGACGCTATAGCGGAGATGGAACTATGATCGAGAATGAAGACTATTCATTATTGGCGAGCAATACAGATGAAGACCATTGGGACATTCGTCTGATGACAGGCGAGTTTGCAGAAACTGTAATTTCTTTTGGCAAGATTGTTGCCGGCGTCGACTGTCTCAACTTTGATTATGAAATTGTTTCTACTCCTGATCCTGAATTAAAGGTTAATGATACTCGTTTACAAACTGTTGCAGGTAGTGTATTATATTCTATAGTAGAAAGCGCAGCGGAGAAAGAGATTAATGAGCAACCTTGAACAGACGATACTTCGGAACATCTTAACGAACGAAGAGTATATGCGGAAAGTATTACCGTTCGTTAAGCCCGATTACTTTGAAGGTGTATATCGTCAATTGTTTAATGCTATCGGTATGTTTGTTGGCAAGTACAACAAACTGCCGACCAAAGAAGCGTTTCAGATTGAGATTGACGCTAGCGATAAGTTTAATGCAGATACATATCAAGCTGCACAGGAAATGCTACCAGCGATCTTTGGTAAAGAAGAGATTGATCAACAATGGCTACTAGATACTACTGAGAAGTGGTGTCAAGATAAAGCTGTATATAATGCCATTATGGAGTCTATCTCTATTATCGATGGTAAGCATCAAGATCTGACTAAGAACGCGTTGCCTGATATTTTAACCAAGGCCCTTGCTGTATCTTTTGATACTAACATTGGGCACGATTATATCGATAACGTAGAACAGCGTTACGATTTCTATCATCAACAAGAAGAAAGGATTCCCTTCGACCTCGACTATTTTAATAGAATCACAAAAGGTGGTCTCCCTCGTAAAACGCTTAACATTGCGCTTGCTGGTACTGGCGTTGGTAAGTCTCTCTTTATGTGTCACGTTGCTGCTAATGCTCTGATGCAAGGCCGTAATGTTCTATACATTACAATGGAAATGGCAGAAGAGCGGATTGCTGAACGTATTGATGCTAACTTGCTTGACATACCTATTGATCAGCTAGAGAACATTACCAAAGATACTTTTAAATCTAAGGTGGAGAATCTAGCTCGCAAGGGCAATGGCAAGTTAATCATTAAAGAGTATCCTACTGGTCAAGCTAACACATCTCACTTCAGAGCTCTATTGAATGAGCTTAAATTGAAGCGGAACTTTGTCCCAGAGATTATCTTTATCGATTACTTAAATATTTGTGGCTCAGCTCGTATGAAAGCTATGGGTGGCTCTATTAATAGTTATACATATATAAAAGCTATTGCAGAAGAGATGAGGGGACTTGCAGTTGAGTTTAACGTACCGATTGTGTCTGCAACGCAGACGACACGTGCAGGTTTTTCTAGCTCAGATCCTGGGCTTGAAGATACGAGTGAGTCTTTTGGACTACCCGCTACAGCAGACTTAATGTTTGCATTGATTGCTACCGAAGAGCTAGATGCTCAAGGTCAGATGATGGTAAAACAATTGAAGAACAGATACAATGATCCTGGCGCATACAAGCGCTTTGTGATTGGCGTTGATAGATCTAAAATGAAACTTAGAGATGTTCAAGATGCAGAAGCTAATCTAATTAACGATACTCCAGCGATGGATAATTCTAGAACAGCTGAAATGACCAATAAGTTTAAAGACTTTAAAATGGAATAATGAAGGAATCAATTAATGAAGGTTAAACTCATTGCATATACTCAGCTCAGCCACCGGATACACGCAGGCGAACTTTCAGGTGAAGGATTGGACAACATCCAAGACCTCATCGCTTATTGCGCCCGTGTCTCCAATCCATCAAACCAAGCTAACACCAAAACAACCCCAAAACTACTTGAATACCTCATCAAGCACAAACATTGGTCACCGTTTGAAATGGCAAGCGCTACAATTGAAGTTAACACGACGAGAGACATCGCTCGCCAGTTACTCCGCCACCGAAGCTTTAGCTTCCAGGAGTTCTCGCAGCGGTACGCTGATGTTAATGGCCTAGGGTCTGCATTTGAATTAAGAGAAGCTCGAATGCAGGATCCTACCAACCGGCAGAACTCAGTAAAGACGGAAGATATACATATTCAAAGGGCATGGCGCGTGCTTCAAGAAGAGGTAATTGCAAAGGCTAAGCATGCTTATGACTGGGCTATTGAAGCAGGGATTGCTAAAGAGCAAGCTCGGGCGGTTCTTCCAGAAGGCAATACAAAGTCACGACTCTATGTCAACGGTACTATTCGTTCTTGGATCCATTACTGCGATCTTCGTTGTGCTAATGGCACCCAACTAGAACATATGGAACTTGCGCGCGCAATAGCATCTGCTATTGGCGCTATCTATCCAAAGATGGTAGATTTTGCTCATGACTGAGGTAACTATTTGTAACAAAGAACTGCTTGGTACTCTTAACAGTTTTGTTGAGCAGTTCTTTGCTATTAAAGGTTACGCAGATCCCAAACATAGACAGTTTTCATCCCAAAAAGCATTGGCTGACCCCGAGTACTTTTGTAGTAAAGAATACTTGGATCAGCAGCTAAGTACTGGAGATTCACACTCTGGATTCCCAGAAGAACATATGGCCCACCCGACATCTAAAATGGTTCAGAATAATCCTGAAGCATTCACCAATTTTAGGGATAGTGTGAAACATGGGTTTGCCAAACGGATAGGAGCCCATACAAACGCTCTGTTAAACTATTACCCACCGGGTGGTTTTGTAGGATGGCATACTAACTGGAATGCTAATGCATACCAGATCTTGTTTACGTGGTCTCGTACCGGTGATGGTTACTTTAAGTACCGCAATCAAGCAACTGGTGATATCGTTACCATTCAAGATAAACCTGGCTGGCAGGCCCGTCATTATTACTTTGGCAAGCAAGATGAAATAGATTATCATTGCTGGCATGCTGCATATGCTGGATGCGATCGTATCACATTAGCATATAAGTTTGAGAACGAGAGCAAGGGGACCACAGCTGACAGTGCTGCCCGGATGTTGCGTGATGGGTTAATAGAAGAGATTGAGTCCAATGATTAAATTTTTCTACATGGGTAAGAATTTGGATAAGGGTAAAAAGTATTTTAAACCTCAAGGAGAATATACTTACCCCAACCTTGATGATGTTGCTAATAAATATAAATCTGATTTAGAATTTGATAGGGCCAAGGCACACGGTCAGCCGCAAACAGCAAGATGCCCGGGTATCAATCACTACAAGAGGGTGGGGTATGTGTTATTGAATCATAAAGAAATACGTGGTCCTGATGTGGCACTCCCAATCGCTAACAGACCAAACACTCCCCTCGTGGATACATTCCCAAACTTTCCAAACGCAACTGATTATGTTATTCACAAATATGATAGTAAGTGGAGGGCGGTTGTACCTAAGGGTTACCAATTGCTATCAATTCCAACATCCTATCACACAAACGAGTGGGCTTCGCTTCCAGGATTTATTAATCCTGAACACAGTCTTCTCCACAAAGGTATTAGAGCATGCCTAAATGCATTTCTCATTATAAAGAAAGATCAAATTATTCCTATTGGATCGCCAATAGCTCAATTCATGATATTACAAACCGCTATCCCCGAAGTATCTGTTGAGCTGCACACCAGTGATGATTTGGTAATTGAAATGCATAGCCAGCTGCTAGGGAAGTTACAGTTCGAAGATAAACAAAAATTTAAACAAGCAAAACGATCACATCTTTTTAAATCGGACGAATTGGAGGACTGAATGGGCAAGAAACTTTCTACATATTATTCTGAAAAGGGTAAAGGCAAATGCGAGATTCATGTTGACATGAAGGAAGAAATGTTCTATATTAAAT